ATAAGAGCCTCGCCGGTGTTACTCCCGACGATCTGTCCGAAACTCAGGTTGCTATCCTTCAGGGCAAGAACGCCAACTACTACGTTGTGCGCGGCGGCACCTACAACGTTCTGGAGAAGGGCGTTACCGCCAATGGCACTTGGTTCGATGAACTGATCGGCCTTGACCAGCTCGCCAACGACATCCAGATCGGCTGCATGGACGTACTGGCAAAGACCAAGACCAAGATTCCGTACACCGACGCCGGTGCGCTGAATTTTATTCTGGCTTGCAACGAAGCCTGCGACGGCGCTGTTTCCCGCGGCTTCCTCGCTCCCGGCATCTGGGAAGGCAATTCCGTTCTCGATCTGGAAAAGGGTGATACTCTGGATGCAGGCTATATGTGCCAGGCTGAGCCTGTCGCAGATCAGTCCAGTGCAAACAAGGCACTGCGCATCTGTCCGCCCATCTATGTCTGCGCTATTCTGGCTGGTGCCATTCACAGCGTAGTCATCAAGGTCTTCGTAGTGTAAGAAAGGAGGACGTACTATGGCAACTACTGTTTATAGCTTTGCCGATGTTTCCCTCGTGATTTCCCATCCGAAGGTCGGCAAGTTCACCATCACCGGCGAAGGCGTCGGCTCTGTGTCCATCTCTCGTGCAAACGACATGACCCAGCATGACGTCGCTGCTGACGGCTCTGTCATGGTATCCAAGATCTTCACCGAGAATGGTACCGTCGCAATCGCCATCCAGCAGACTAGCGCAGCTCACAAGTGGCTGAAGAAGTGGCACGATTACCTGAAGGTCGCGCCGACCTCTGAATTCGCCAAGTCCACCGCGATTCTGAAGAATCCGGCCGTCGGCGAAACCATCAGCATGAGCGGCGTAACCCCGCAGAAGCGCGCCGACTCTGCGTTCCAGCAGGCAGGCCAGCAGGTCACTTGGAACCTCATGGCTGCTAAGATCACCGGTTAATCCGACATAAGGAGGGAGCATCATGGCTACCAACATCTATACCAACATCGAAATTGATGGTGTGTCCTACTCCATCAAGAAGTTCACTGCAAAGACGGGCTTGAAAATGGCCCGTCTTGTTCTTGCCAAGCTGGCTCCGATCATTCCCATGCTCGACCCGAATGCAAGCACCGATGACAAGCTGTACGAAACGCTGGCGAAAATCTTCGATTCGCTGACTGATACCGAAATCGATGATATCGTGGACAAGTGCCTGCGAGTGTGCTACGTTCCTCTGGCAGCAGGTCTTCAGCCGATCATCGACGAAACCGGGCATTACGGTGTCGATGATGTTGAGCACGACCTGATGCTTACCCTCCGACTCTGCTTCGAGGCGATCAAGTGGGGCGCGTCGGATTTTTTCGGCGAGAAAAGCTCGGCTTTGAAAGGCATCCTGGGCCAGCTTGGATTGTCGCAGAACCAGTAAACTATGACGCCTACCTGTTCGCCCCTGTGGTGGATGGGATGTGGCGCCAGCATGAAACATGGGATGGAACCTATTCCCTTGAAGACTTGCTTGATGCCCACGAAATGCTTGCCGTCCGTGCTGAGAATGAACGGCGGGCAGAGGCTCAGGCAGAAATCGAACGTCAGCTACGAAAGGGGTGATGAATGATGGCGGCTGAAACCATGAAGGAATATCTCGTAGGCATAGGATTCGATCTGGACGAGGGCGGCGCTGCGCAAGCGGACGCGGCTTTGAATCAGTTGGACGGGATTTTGAAAAACCTCGGGAAAGTCCTTGAGAATACAGCGACGGCCATTCGTGAACTCCTTACGGAATTTAGAAGCGGAACAGGTGAAATCGACCAATCCGCGGCTGCTCTGGACACCGCTTCGGATGCAGCACAGGATTTGGCAGAGAGTGAAAATCGAGCAGCAGAAGCAGCGAAAGGTTTGGCGGATGCCAACGACGACGCTGCTTCTTCCACTGAGCGGTTAGGAGAAAAAACCGAAGAAGCTGCAAAAGCAGCAGAAAAGGCCGAAAAGTCGTTTAAGGATGCTGACAGGGCTTCAAAGCTGGATAACGCCAAGAAGGGCAGCGAGAATGTATCAAAGCTGGATGACAAACTGAAACAGGTATCAGGTACCGTTAAGGCTTTTGTCGGTGCAGCAATCACTATGATGCTCGGCTCCAGTTTGGGGCAGTACATCGGTGATACCATCAAGTTCACCGAATCCCTTGCCAGCAGCGCGAAGTCCCTGCGGAAGTCCTACGAGGAGGCCAGAGCGTACAATACCGCCCTTGCCGCCATGGGCAAGACCGCAGATGAAATAGCGAAAGATAGCTCTCTGAAGAAAACCTTCAACGACCTTCAGGCTCTCGGCATGCAGATGGCATTGCCGGAAACTGCCCAAGGCCTCAAGGGGATCAGCGATCTCAAGGACGGCCTGATGCAGCTGAAGTTTGTCGGCAACTACGCCATGCAATGGCTGATGTACAAAATCCAGACCGTGGCCGAAGGACCTCTCGCGCAGGTGCGCGACATGGTAACGGGCATCAAGGACTGGTTCGCTGGCAACATCGAGAAGGTAGCCGAGGGCATGGCACGTGCATTCGGAAACGTGGTGCAGCTGTTCATGTCCCTTATCACAGCTGTAAAGGCTGTGGTCGGCTGGATTGGTGAACTTCCACCGGCAATCAAGATCGCCGGCGCGGCCATACTTGCTGTCATTGCATTGGTGCAATCGAAGTTCGCGAGAATCACTTTCGTAATATCCCTGATTCTCCTGCTTATCGATGACTTTGTCACCTACATGCAGGGCGGTGAATCGCTGTTCGGCGGATTCTGGGGTAAGTGTATCGAGTGGGCCGAAAAAGTCATACCCGTGGTTCAGGACATCATCGACTGGCTATCAAAATTTCTGACTGACCTTTGGGACGGCACGAAAGCTGTGATCAACTGGTTGGATGAAATGGGATTGATCGAACCGATAATCTCCGGAATCGTTGCCGCCTTTGCTGCTTTCAAGGCTATCAAGATTGCAGCTACAATAGGCAATGCTGCTAAGAAGTTTTCCGAGTTTACATCAGTACTTGGCCTTGCAGGAAGCAAGGTTTTCTGGATTGTTGCTATCATCGGTTTGCTCGTTGCAGCCGGTGTTGCACTATACAAGAACTGGGACACCATCAAGGCCTATGCACAAAAAATCTGGTCGGCGATTGCTGATTGGGTCGCTGGTGCTTGGGAGAGCATCCAAGCCGCCTGGGCGAATGTCAAAGAATGGTTCGTTGAAAAATTCGAGGCAGCGAAATCCGGCATCGAAACTGCTTGGGCTACTGTCGTCGATTTCTTCGTCGGCATCTACGACGGAATCGTCTCGGCCTTCGCCAGCGTCGGTGAGTGGTTCTCCGGTATTTTCACCACGGCTCGTGAAGGAATCGAAAATGCTTGGTCAACCGTGACCGGGTTTTTCTCCGGCATCTGGGAATCCATCAGCAGCAACCCGACCTTGTCTGGTATCGCTGATGTGATCTTCGCACCCTTCCAGCTCGCATGGACCTACATCGAAACCATCTGGAACGCGGTCGCTGCGTTCTTCACCGGCATTTGGGGTTTGATCACCGGCGACGCTACGCTGGCCGATGTACTGACCTCTATTTCTCAGCCCTTCATTGACGGCTGGGCAAAGGTTGAAGCGATCTTCGCCGGGGTCGGCGAGTTCTTCGGCGGCATCTGGACCACCATCACAGATGCGTTTGCCGATGCAGCTTCGTTCTTCCAAGGTGTAGCATCGAACATCTGGTCAGGCATCACGAATTTCACCGAAGATGCAGGCGCATGGTTCAGCACCAACGTCTGGACTCCGATCAAGGATAAATTCAACGATGCATTGAGCTTCTTTACCGGCATTGCAGGAAATGTCTGGTCTGGTATCACTTCCGGCTTCGAGTCTATCGGCTCGTGGTTCACGGATAACGTCTGGACGCCCATCACAAATGTATTCAGCATCGATAGCATCACGTCGTTCTTTAAGGGTGTTGCAACGAACATCTGGGACGGCCTGACCGGTGGCCTAGGGGAAAAGGTCGGTTCTGTAACCGAGACCGTAAAGGGCTTTTCCTCCAATGTGTGGGACGGCGTACTGAATTTCTTCGGTATCGCCAGCCCTTCCACCCTCGCCAAGACCGCTGGTGAAAATGTCATGGAAGGTTTCGGCAACGGAACCGAGGGCAAGGAAGCCAGCATCACCGAGAAGCTGAAAGGCGTATTCTCCAACATCTGGGACGGAGCCAAGTCCGTGTGGGACGGCGTCACCGGCTGGCTCGGAGATCTGTTCGGCTGGGGCGATGCAGACGAAGGCAAGAAGAACACTGCCCAGTCTGAGGTTCAGACCGCAGCAGGCGAAATCGCCTCCACGGTCACCGACAGTTTTACCGATGTCGAAACGGCTATCTCTGAGCCTATCGTCAACGGTACAACTACGGCAGCGACAGCTTTCACGGAACTGCAGACCACGATTACGACGGTTATGACCGCTATCCTGACGGCCATTTCCGATGCAGCATCCGGATCCAATACGAGCCTGAACGAAGTAACCACCGGCATGTCGACGATGAGTACCGAATCCGGCACGGCATCCAACGGCATGTCCACGTCCTTCAATTCCATCGTGACCGCGGCAAAGAAGATGGCAACGGGTGTCACCACAGCCATCAAGTCGCTGCCGGCCTCTGTGCAGTCTACGTTTACGGCTCTCGCCAGCAGCATGACTAGCACCTTCAACCAGGCAGCATCCAACGTGCAGTCGCAGGTATCGAAGATCAAGAGTTCCCTCGCCAGCATCCCTCGCAGTATCTCTGTTACGGTGAGTGCGAAAAAGGCGTTCAGCTTCGGCGGCGTTGTGGACCACGAAACCGATGCAAAGATCGGCGAGGATGGCCGAGAGTACGTTATCCCCGTGACCAAGCCTGCCCGGGCAATTTCACTGCTGCGCTCCGCTGCTTCTGAGCTGGGCATGAATGTCCAGACCACCAAAGAAGCTGCAGCTGCTCTGGGTGGCCGCGCCGATGCAAACATCACCCCGATGTACGCGGCCGGCAACACCAGCAATACCAACACCGTAAACAACAATACTCAAGTATCGTCCAATGCTACTTTCAACGTATATGGAACCAATGCTCAGAGCATTGCCAATAACGTTGCAAAGAACCAAGAACGTCTTGTTCTGCGAAACCTGAAATCCGCTCTTGCATAATCTGTGATTTTACAGTATAATAACAAACGTGCTGAGACACAGATTTTATGGAAGGATGGTAACTATGAAGAAAGTATTCTCGGTTCTTTTGATGCTTGTGCTTATCTGCACTGCCGGATTTGCTACAGCAGAAGGTTTGGACTATTCCTCCATGTCTGACGAGGAACTTCATGCAACTATCAGTTCTGCCAGGAATGAGCTTACTCGGCGTGAATTGATCGCAGAAGAAAAGCTTGTCATTTTTGAAGCGGATAATGTTCAGGCTTATCTTACCGGCAATTATGAGGTCTACGGAAGCGATACCGTATTTCTCAATCTGGAAGCCGTAATCATCAATGATTCCGACGCGACCGTTAGCCTGATGACCGAGGCCTGCTGTATCAACGGCTGGGATGTTTGGAGCATGGGTATTGCGAACACCTCCGCTGGCAAGAAGCACAAAGGCAATTTCAACATCAATCTGACCGATGCTGAAATTGCTACGTTTGAAGAAATCGAAGAAATTGAATTCACGTTCTATCTCTCCAACGCAGAAACCTATAAGCGCATAGGCGAAAGCACTTCCGTAGTAGTTCACTACAATGTTGAATAAGTTCAACAAATCCATTGCACCACTCGATTCGTCGGGTGGTGCTTTTATGTTATCTGAAGGGAGGCGGTATCATGGGCAAAGTAACAACCATGATCGTCAGCCCGACCTATGGGCGCTTTATTTTCGATGCTGTATTCAGTACCGACCATTCCGCAAACGCCACGGTCACGCAGCACCCGGTCCAGAGCGGCGCATCCATCAGCGATCACGCCTACATGGAACCTGACGAGGTCAGCGTTGAAATCGGCATGACCGATACGGCAGCAAGCGTATCCGGCGGCGCAAGCCATTCTGTAAACGCCTATGCTCAGCTGCGCGCCATCATGGAGCTCAGAGAGCCGTTCACGCTGATCACTCGCCTGAAGACCTATCGGAACATGCTCATTACTTCCATCAGCGCGCCTGACGATTACAAAACCATGAACGCCCTGCGCGCCTCGATCTACTTCCAGCAGGTCAATGTGGTTTCCGTATCCACCGTAAAGGTACAGGAAATGGTCACGAGTTCCAAGACCACCACGAATAAGAGCAGCAGCTCCAGCACGTCAAAGAGCGGCAGTTCGAGCGCGAAAACATCCAGCACCAGCAAGACCACCAAATCCACCAGCGGCGCTTCTTCCTCTGTTTTGAAGAAGATCGCAAATGCGCTGGGCTTCTAGGAGGGATGAATCATGGCATGGAACGAAATTCCCCTTGATACCACTCCTGATCAGGAGTTTCGGGTCACGGTTACTGTCGGGGACGATAACAAGCCCCTTGTGATTCGTCTGCGCTACAACACCGAAGGTGATTTCTGGCGAATGGACATCAGCGACGGCAACACTCTGGAAATGCTGCTCTCCGGCGTTCCCTTTGTAACCGGCGAATATCCCGCGGCAGATCTTCTGCGTCAGTTCCAGCACCTCGGCCTCGGCACCGCAATCATTCTCCCCATGACCGACAAGGCGCTCAGTGACCGCCCAGGGCTTTCCGATCTCGGTACAGACTTCGTATTGGTCTGGGGAAGCGAGGACGTAGGATGAGTGTTGCAACTGGCTATAAGCAGTTCCTGCGCAAGTATCGGCTGCTGATTATCAGCAAGGAAGAATCCACCGTTACTTTCGTCACGGAAACTGTGAAAACTGATACCAACGTCACAGGCAGCGCAACACAGACTGGCAAGGTCACCGGTGGAAAGGTAAACGTCCGCAAAGGACCTTCCACCCGGTATAAGAGTTACGGCATTCTGAGAAAGAACACGCAGCTGACGATCTACGGCAAGGAAAGCGGCTGGTACATCATCGGTTATTCCAAAGGCGTAGACGGCAAGGCGTACATGTCCGGCAAGTATGTCAAGGTGACCGGCGGCGGAGATCTCAACATTACCACCGACGTCACAACCACCCGGCGTGAAGATACCGTTTCTGTGGTAGACAAGACCACCATCGACCTGTCGAATCTGCATTGCACTTTCTACTGCGAAAAGAGCACAACGGATACTCCGAACTACTCCCAGATCACGGTCTACAATCCGTCTCAGGCCACGATCTCGGCGGTCAAAGCCGGAGATACCGTCGTGCTGGAAGCCGGTTATGAAAACGGCAATTATGGCATGATCTTCACCGGGCAGATCGTCCAGCCCTATTCCGTCAAGGATGGCGGTACCGACGTCGCTCTGACG